TAGTTTGCCTATGAGTATTATTTATGGGTATGAATCATGGTACGGGCATTTTCCAAACGATGAATGTATCATTGAAATGGCAATGCCTCACTTGAAACATGAATTTTTCAACAATATTACTGAAAGCAATAGTAGAGAAGTTAAGGCGTTTACTCATTATTGCGGTATAGACCAAAAACGCACATTATTTTATGAGTAGAAAATGACAAAAAAAGATATTTTATGTAGATTAGATGACTCTTATAGCGAATCAATGCTCGGTTTTACAGAAGAAGTTGATTATGAGTTTCTTGTTCCTCGCGAATATGAATATGTAACAGCAGAAGAGTTTGATAAAGACGAAGAAGAGGAAGAAGTTACTGTAGCGTCTCTTTGGGAAAATATACGAAAGAAAAAGCAAAGAGAGGGAAAAAACTACAAGCCTGCTAAGCCCGGCGAAAAAGATCGGCCCGATCCTAAGGCATGGAAAAAAGCACAGTCAAGAGCAAAAGCGTCAATGATTGAGTTTTTCTTTAGGGATGAGGAAACAGCACTTGATATGGCTAAAAAGATTGGCTTGAATAGCGTCTTTACGCACACAACAAAAGACGGTGACACTTTTTATATCCCCGGAACCTGCATGGAGGATTTGGAGGAATGGTACGAAAATGAAGAAGAAATTACCGAAGAGCTAAATGAAGAATCTATGGCCGCTGAATATCAAGGGCGAAAAGTTACTTTAAATAAGCCATTTAGAACTTCGAACGGGCCGAAGAAATTTGCTGTTTATACTAAGAATGAAAGCGGTAATGTTGTCATTGTCCGGTTTGGTGATCCAGAGAGATCTATAAAAAGAGATGACCCAAAGCGAAGAAAGTCATTTCGGGCTAGACATAAATGCGATACTGATCCCGGCCCAAAATGGAAAAGTAGATATTGGAGTTGCAGGCAATGGCGTTCAAATGCTCCTGTAGAAGCTTAAAAATATTAAGCATTTGTTTTTGCGTATAATCCATTGTGTTTATACAATTCACAATGAAGAATAAAATGAAGCAATGTATACAATGTAAAAAAGATATTTCTGGTAAAAGATATAACACTAAATATTGCAGTTTATCATGTTCTACAAAACATAATAGATTAAAAATATTACAATATAATTTACCTGACAACCATAAAAGGTGCGGAAAATGTAATAGTGTAAAAAATTTTTCTGAATTCAGGAAAAATAAAAATTCTGCATTTGGATATTCTTATTTTTGTAAAGAATGCGATAAATCCAGAGTTTATTCTACAGATAAAAGAAGGATATTACTAAATGCTGCAAAAAAACGTGCTAAAGATAATTGTATTGATTTTGATATAGATATAAATGATATTATTTTACCGGAAAAATGTCCAATTTTAGGAATTGAGTTAAAATTTAACAGTAATAAGGCATATTTTAATTCTTATTCAATAGATAGAATAAATAATTCTAAGGGTTATGTAAAAGGTAATATACAAATAATTAGCTTTAAAGCAAATACAATTAAAAGTTCTGCAACTCTAGAAGAAATAGAGCAGGTTTACAACTATATGAAGAACATAAACAGAGAACATTGAAAATTTCTCAAAACCCGCTTGACAAAACTCTCTCCTGTGCTATAATGATGGCAGGAGAGAGAAATGAAAAAGACAATTGTAGACGATAATTTTGAGATTGATTTGTATGTTGCGTCGAAATGTCCCGATTATGATGCTAAGGCATTACTTGATAAAATTACAGACGCTGTCGGGGATTGCATTCAAGACTATATAGATGAAAAAAAGAGAAAAGATCTTTATCAATTTATACAATCTATTACTGTTGATAAATTTTGTCTCTCAGCTTCATATAATAACTTTAGTGTAATTAATGTATCTGTATATACAAACTTTGGAATTTTTGATATTAAGATGACTGCATCTGGATTTTACAAAGTAACTGACCCCAACGGAAAGCATGAATATTACGACAGACAGCGTCTCGCGGAAAACTTGAATAATTTACTATTGAAAGGAAAAATTGAAAATGAAACGGAAAATCAAAGTTGCGATTGATAGATCTAAATGGCGAACCGGGAGCTTTTCTGATAAAAAAACGGGAAAAGGTTATGTCGCACTTTTAAATAAGGAAGGCTGTATGTGCTGCTTAGGATTTTGTATGGCCGCATCAAAAGTTGCAAAAAAAGATTTGCTTGAAAAAACTGGCCCCGCTTCCACAATGAACGCTTTTAAATCTGATGGTGAAAAACTTAAACGCATGTTACGTTCAAATGGTGTTCGCGATTTGACCTGCTTCGCACCTTCTAGGGATGTATATGAATCTACGGATTTAGCTAATGATGCTATGAAAATAAACGATTCGGTTCATACAACACCTAAACAAAAAGAAAAAGCTATACTAGAATTATTTAAAGATTCTGTTTTTAATATTGAATTTATAGGAGAGTATCCAAAGAAGGAAAAGCAAAATGAACAATTTTAAATTTGGTGATAAAGTTTGGGTTTTATGTGAAGTTGTAGATCAGCCCGGAAAAACTGATATGCGGGTTGATCATTGCGGGACAAAATTTTCTGCTTCTTTACTAGAATGCCTACCGCTCGCATATAATTCGTTCGATATCGAAATACACAAGGTTGGTGATATTGAAAACAGAATAGCAAGTGCTTCGGAGATAGATGCAAAAACTAAACAATGTATTGTAGACTATTTTATGAAAAAAATAGATGAAATGGCAGAAAAAGGTTATAGTAGATGGTGGACAACAGAATCGCATATCATTAATTCTAAACATCTTGAATCAGTCCTTGAATATTTTAAGGAAAAGGGCTACACAGTTGAACGGTGCTATGAATCCGCCTACAGAGTTTGTATCGGTTGGTAATTTGCAAAATTAAATCCGAATTTGCTTGACAGCCCGCTTTTTTCTTCTATAATGATTTAGAAGACATTTTTAACACAGTATTATTTATTTTGAGGGAAAGATGAAAGTTTTACCAGTTTTATTATCGGACAGTTATAAGCAGTTTCATAACAAGATGTACCCAAAGGGTATGACTAAGCTCTACAGTAACATGACTCCTAGAAGCTTTAAGCGTCTAGGCTGTGATAAAGCGGTATGGTTCGGCCTGCAATATTACATTCAAGAATATCTTGTCGGACAATGGCGAACTAATTTCTTTAATAGACCACTAGAAGAAGTTTTGGCCGAGTATAAGCGTTTTCACAAACACTTTAGCTTTACCGATGTAGATACTGAACACATTGAAAAGCTGCATAAGCTTCAATATTTACCAATAGAAATTAAGGCATTGCCCGAGGGTACTCTTGTTCCCGAAAAAGTTCCTTTCTTTACTATTACAAATACTCATCCAGATTTTGCTTGGCTTGTCAATTTCCTAGAAACTCAAATGTCAACGGTTATTTGGGATATGACAACAGTAGCAACTATTGCATATAGGTATCGCAAACTATTGGATAAGTGGGCGGAAAAGACCGGAGACCCATCGTTCGTGCAATGGCAGGGGCATGACTTCTCTATGCGTGGCCGAAGCAGTATTGAATCGACATACAATCAAGCAGGGCATTTGCTATCGTTTACGGGCACTGATACTATTCCTGCGGTATTGATGTTAGAAGAATATTACGATGCAAATATCGAAACAGAATTAGTGGGTTCTAGCGTACCGGCGAGTGAACACAGCGTTATGACTAGCTACGGTAAAGAAGATGAAATTAAGGCGTTTGAAAGATTGTTAGATCAATTCCCCGAAGGAATTATTTCTATTGTAAGTGATAGTTTCGACTTATGGAAAGTATGTACTGAATACGTGGTTACACTTAAAGACAAGATTATGGCTCGCAATGGCAAGCTGGTAATTAGACCTGATAGTGGAGATCCTGTAGATATCCTGTGCGGTACTATTGTAGGCCCGATAGATTATAACTTTACGGTAACAAACGCAGAAATCGGTGTTGTCGAACTTTTATGGAACGTATTCGGCGGAACTGTAAATGAAAAAGGTTATAAGGTACTAGACCCGCACATTGGAGTCATTTATGGCGACAGCATTACTCTTGATAGGGCAGAACAAATTTGCCGAAGGCTTGAAGCTAAAGGTTTTGCTAGCACTAATGTAGTTCTTGGAATCGGTAGTTACACATATAACTATAATACTAGAGACTCTTTAGGTATTGCAGTCAAGAGTACATATTGCGAAGTTGTAGAGAACGGATTCGTTGAAAAGCGTGAAATTTTTAAAGATCCTGTAACTGATGACGGAACCAAGAAATCGGCTCGTGGGCTATTGTGTGTCAAGAGAAACGAAAACGGTGAACTTTACCTAAAGGATAGATGTACTGAGGAAGAAGAGCGTAACGAATCGCTACTTACTACAGTATTCCACAATGGAAATTACATAGTAGACTCGTTCGCCGCTATCAAGCAAAGATTGCAAGGAGCTTAAATGAAAAACCCTAAATCTTACATATTCTTCCAAGACTCAACATTGGTTATGCGGGAAGTACAACGTAACGGAGAAGCATCCGAAGAAGTAAAACTTTTTATCGCTGGCATGTGCGTTGCTATTCGCAATATACTGCAAATTAAAAATGTGTTTTTTATAACTTTGTATTGCGATCATTATGATCCCACTAACCTAAATTTATCTTATGGCTATAGTTTTGGAGCAATTGAAGTATTTTTATACAAAAAAGATGTTTCTGAATATTATAAAGATTTAGCAGCGTACTTGATATCAGTATTTGAAAAACATTCAGAACCTACAGAAGAACAAAAACTGCAACTCAACAATTTATATAACTCAAATTACTAAAGAAACAAAATGGAAATCGGTGATAGAATGAAAGAATATGAAAAGGCGTATCACATGGCAATAATGCCAAACTGCCCGATCATGATTCGCATCGACGGAAAAGCTTTTCATAGTTTTACTTCAAACTTAAAGAAACCTTATGACGAAGGTTTTATGAAGGCTATGGACACTGTGACTTATGGTCTTTGTAATTTTAGTGGTGCAGTTTTAGGATATACACAGAGCGATGAAATAACTCTTGTACTATGCAAAGAAGCATCTGAACAGCAATTATTTTTCAATGGAAAAGTGCAAAAACTATGTTCGGTTTTAGCATCGTATGCAACTTATAGATTTAATAGCATTTTCAAAAACGAAGAAAAAATGGCACTATTTGATTGCCGTGTTTTTGCCGTACCAAATTTATCCGAAGCGACAAACTGTTTGTTATGGCGGGAAATGGATGCAACACGAAACTCAATTCAAATGGCCGCAAGAAATTATTATTCACACAAAGAATGTAATAATAAAAACTTTTCAGACCTTAGTGACATGCTTATAAATATAGGTATTAACTGGAATAATTATCCCGCGAGATTTAAGCGTGGTAATTATCTAAAAATGTTAAGAGATGATGCCACTGGAAAAAGAACGTATTGCCCGCTAGAAATAAAACAGCTAACACAATACAGTCATGAAGAAAGAATCAAAATTTTATTTGGAGATTTAGCGAATGTCAGTTAATATATTTTTTACTTCCGATTCTCATTATGGGCATTCGAATATAGCAGGCCCGAAAGTAAGTTCATGGAGTTCTGGTTATCGTAATTTTGATAGCACTTACGATATGAACGAAGCATTGATTGAATCTTTCAATGAGGCCGGTAGAAATGATATTATCTATCATCTTGGTGACTGGTCTTTCGGAGGAAAACACAACATTGAAAAGTTCCGCAAGAGCATTCAATGCGAAAATATTTTCCTTGTTACGGGCAACCACGACAAGCATGTATACGATCACAGAGATTTGTTTAAATGGATAAAGCCCGTATGGGAAGGTAAGATTCAAGATACATATTTTTATCTTCATCATTACGCACAACGGGTATGGAACATGTCTCACAGAGGATCGGTTATGCTTTACGGGCATAGTCACGGAAGTCTTCCGGATGATCCAAACTCATTGTCTATCGATGTTGGTTGGGACACCGAACTGTACGGACATAAAAAACATACTCTGTATCATTATGATGAAATTATGTACATCATGAAACAGAAGCAATGGAAACCGGTTGATCACCACAACACTAATACTACGGAGTAAGAAAATGGAAAAGTGCTCAAAGTGCAATTATGACGGACATTGGAAAACCCCAAAATCTAAGTATATGATTTGTTACAGATGCGGAAAACAGTGGATTCCGCAGAAACCAGAAAAAGAAAAGAATGAATATATTAGCGTAATTGAGAAAGTTTATGAAAAAGTGGAATTTTAAACCTAACCAAATAACGGCCATATTAATTGTCTTCGGCGGTATTTTTTTTGTTCTATATGACATGTTTGCCTTTTACTTCTTTACACCAGAAGACACAATAAGTTATGTAGTAAATGAATGGGCGTGGGCAAATCCATTGGGGATTTTTATTGCGGGCTGTGTTTTGGGCGGATTAACAGTACACTTTTTATCGTGGGCACCATTAGAAAAACAGGTAAATAAAAATGAGTAAATTGACTATAGTTAGAGGTTTGCCGGGTTCCGGAAAAAGCACTTTGGCACAAAAGCTTGCAGAAGCTGACGGAAATACTGTTGTGCTAGAAGCAGATCAGTTTTTTATGATTGAAGATGAATATAAGTTCACTTTCGACTTTTTGATGGTGGCACATTCTTGGTGCATGGGACAAGCTTTTTACAATTTGTTTCGCGGTAAAAGTGTAATTGTGGCAAACACTTTCGTAGAATATTGGACAATCGACAAGTATATTGAAGCTGCTTTTAAGGCGAAGATTCCTTGGGAAATTGTTGAACCAAAAACGAAGTGGAAAAATGATGCCGCATTATTGTCAGAAAAGAATGTACATAATGTAAGTCAGGCCGCAATCCAGAAAATGCATGATAAGTGGGAAAGCACTAAGGATATAATGGCTAAGCTTACTGCTAAAGGCTGGGTTGTTTAATGAGTAAGATCGGTATTTTTTTAGCTATATTGCTTTATCTATTTATTGCCATCGGGAATTTAAAAGATAAAGATTATCCACATGCCATGATGTGGTTATGTTATTGTTTAGCAAACGTGGCTTTGCTATGGTATGAATATACAAAAGGTGTTTATGAATTACAATAAAGTTTTAATTGGTGGGCGTTTAACCAAAGACTGTACTTTAACTACTACCGCCAGCGGAACAAAAGTATTAGAATTTTCTATTGCTTCAACCGATAGGTATGGAGATAAAGAAGAAGTTCTGTATATGGACTGTGCTATGTTCGGAGACAGATGCGAAAAGGTTGCTCAATACTTTGTCAAGGGCAAGCAGATGTTAGTAGACGGAAAGCTAAGGCTGGAAACATGGACTGGTTCGGACGGTGTTAAGCGTTACAAGCATTCAGTTGTTGTCGATACTTTTAGTTTTGCGGGGTAAAACATGAAATACTTATTTTTGCTTATGATTGTTATGCTTTCTTCTTCTGTAGGGTTTTCACAAACAGGAAAACAGCCACAAACGAGAAATTCTTACAATTCTCCTTCAAACTTTCAAAGTAGACCAAACATTTTTGGCGGACAAAGATATTATAGTTCTGGCAGGCCGATGGGTTATTCAAGACCTAATATTTATGGCGGACAGAATTATAACTCTTATAACTCCAAGAAAAAGTAATGAAGAAAAAAATTAATGTTGACTTAAAAGATCTGGCATATGAAAGAGCATTGCTATCGGCCATATGCCAGAATGGGTTAGAAGTTTTTATAGATGTTGATTATATCACAAGTGAAACTTTTACCGAACCTACAAATCAGATAGTATTTGATATTGCTAAAAAATGTATTTATGATGGTAGCTCTTTAGATCTATCAACTATTCTAAGCAAAGCCTCTGCTATGGGGCTGAATAACTTATTTGACAACAAAGACGAGCTTGAGTATTTGAGATCGTTGTTTAATTTTCCTGTCAATAAGAGCAATATCCAGAACTACGGTTCTAAATTAACTAAGCTTAAACTACTACGGGATGCCCGTAAAGAATTCGAAAAGGCGATGGAAAGCCTCTCTCAGTTTACGGGTGAGGAAGATGTTTCAGATATTCTTACGTGTATCGAACAACCGGGAAACAGCCTAGCTCAAACAATATATAATAGCGATAATAGTAAGCCCGTAGAGATTGGCGTTAACATGTATGATTATGTAGTAGAATTACTAAATAATCCAGCAGGTTTTAACGGAATCAAAACAGGTCTCGAAGAATTCGATAAGGCTATTGGTGGTGGTTTACGCAATGGTTGTGTCGATGTTATCGCGGCTCGACCTAAAACCGGAAAAAGTACGTTAGGACTGCAAATAGCAAAAAATCAAGATGTACTATCTATACCTACTTTGATAGTAGACACTGAAATGGATTCAGCAAGTCAGCAAAATAGATTGCTCGCTAATGTTTCCGGTGTCAGCGTTAATGATATTGCGGCGGGCAATAAAAGCTATGCAGAAAAAATGCTTAAAACAGCAGAAAAGCTGAAAGATTCCAAGATTGAGCATATTAATGTTTCCGGGCGTTCCTTTGATTCTATACTCTCAATTATGAGACAGTGGATTTATCGTAAGGTTGGTTTTAATAATGACGGGACTGCAAAACCGTGCCTAATTATTTATGACTACCTAAAACTTACAAGTGGCGATAATATTACCGAGGCCATGAAAGAATATCAAATTCTCGGGTTCCAAATGACAAATCTACACAACTTTATGGTAAAATATAAAGTACCGTGCTTGGCATTCGTACAGTTGAATAAGGAAGATGACATTGCCCAATCAGACCGCATCCTGTGGCTTTGCACAAGCTATACGAAGTTCAAGGACAAGTCGCCGCAAGAGCAGGCGGATGATATTGCAAGTGGCGTTCCGGTGCCGTACAATCGCAAGCTAGAGCCTCAGGTGGCCCGTTATGGCCCAGCTATGGACTTCGGCAACTATATCAACCTTCGAATGGATGGTGAATATAGTAGATTAACGGTCGGCCCGACAAGGGATCAATTAGCTCGTGGTGTTAAAGTAGATATTGAAGTTCCGGATATATCAGGTGTAGGTAAAAATGACACAACAGAAGAAATATCTGACAGCGACACAAATTCCCGATATTCTTGAGTCTCTAAAAATAGATTTTAAATATAAGGCCGGTACATATTCTTTTGCATGTCCAGTACATGATGGAGATAATGCTAGTGCTTGCACTATATTTGAAGGTAGGCATGATATTCCAAACTGGCAATGCTGGACACATCAGTGCCAGAATACATACGGAAAGGGTTTGTTCGGTTTTATACGTGGTGTTCTTTCATACCGTAGCGGACATGAAGTTGATTTTAAAGCTGTCAATGATTTCTTGAAGAATAAGAATCTAGATTCTTTTATCTCTGTAGAAAAAAAGCCAGCCAGTCAGCAAAAAATATTAACCAGAACATTATCTATAGGCTCAAATAAAACTACAAAAAATGTAGACCGAGACTATATTCGTAAAAACCTAACATGCCCATCACCCTATTTTTTAGGTCGAGGATTCTCACCTGAGACGCTGGATTTGTTTGATGTTGGCGATTGCATACAGCCCGGAAGAATGATGCATGAAAGGGCGGTAGTTCCAGTTTATGATGTAGATAATTCTTACGCTGGTTGTTGTGGTAGAACTACAGTAAACAATAAGGATAAGTGGATTTATTCTTTCAATAAAGGTAATTTTTTATACGGATTGAATATATCGTTAAATTATATACAAAAGTCTGGCTCCGCTATAATTGTCGAAGGAAATCCTGATCTATGGGAAGTTTTCACACACGGTTTTCGTAACGTTGTGGCTATAATGGGTACAGCGTTCACCGACGAACAGCTTCTGCTTTTAGAACAGAGCGGTGCTTTAGATTTAGTTATACTTACAGACATGGATTCGGCAGGAAGAAAGTGTGCAGAATCTATTGTAAAAAAATGCGGCAGAAGATTCAATTATCACGTACCGGAATACGATGCTAAAGATCCGGGCGAATTGGGTATAGAAATAAAAAACATATTAAATAATTATATTGACTTGGAGAAACTATGAGACAGAAGGTTTTAGCTTTTTGCGGTAAAAAAGGTAGCGGCAAAAACACATTGGCAAATTTCTTGACGGGCTACCAGTTACGGGCAAATGATATTATCAAGGATTTTTCTCTTGATGATAAGGGAAGGCTGTTTGCCGTATATGATGCAAACGGTAAAGATGCCGAGGGATTGCTAGATTTAAATAGAAATGATTTTGACTTCGGGGTTTATGCATCACAAAGCATCTGGCCGTTCGTTAAGACGTATGCTTTTGCGAATCCTTTGAAAGATATATGCCATGAGCTTTTTGAGATTCCTAGAGAATTACTTCATGGTACTGATGAAGATAAAAATACCGTTATGGAGCATCTTAGATGGGAAAACATGCCCGGAGTAACAACGGTAAATCAAGATGACTGGATTAATTTATTAGATGTTAATTATACCGAAAAACATGTAAGACATATATTAAACACATTGAATGTAACACGTAAAGCCCCCGGCCCGATGACTGTACGTGAATTCCTACAGTTTATGGGCACGGAAGTTATGCGTAAGATATATGGGCCGGTATGGGTAAACTTACTAAAGAGACAGATTCAGGCGGAGGAATCTATATTATCTATTATAACGGATTGTCGTTTTGAAAATGAAATAGATGGATTAAAATCTTTTCCAAGTGAAAGCCATGATGTTAAAATTGTATATCTTACAAGATATATTACCAGTAACGATAAGCACGTTTCTGAAAATCTAGAAGGTTTGAAATATGCCGATTTTGTTTTAGATAATATGAATATGTCTTTAACAGATACATGCGTTGCACTTCAAAAGAAAATATCTGATTGGGGGTGGCTTGAATAATGGGTAAACTAATTCTATTAGACCTTGATGGTGTACTAGTCGATTTCGTGTCTGGATGCTTAAAGGTTCTAGAAAGAAATGAAAAACATGACGATGTTAAATCATGGAATTTTTACAAAGAATGGGGAATTTCAGATAAAGAGTTTTGGGGGAAATGTTCTACTCCGGGATTTTGGTATAATCTAGAATTGTATCCTTGGGCCAAAGAGTTTTATAAGTCTCTCAAAGACTATGGAGATGTCATTATTTCTACGTCTCCAAGCTCTGACGCTTTATGTGTTCAAGAAAAAATTGCTTTTTGCCAAGATAAGCTAGGTGTTAAATCTAGAAATATGATGGTGGGCAGCAGAAAAGAATTATTGGCAAGACCCGGAAGAATTTTAATTGATGATTATGTAGAAAATATCAATAATTTTAATAAAAACGGCGGTATGGGTCTTTTGTTTAAGCAGCCTTGGAATGACGGAATAGATCGTAATCAAATATTTGAATTGATAAAAAATCAGCAAGATTTTGCGAGCTATAGAATAATAAATTAACCTATAAATATTAAAGAGTACATTATGGAAATTTCTTTCTTTCGTAGCTCGTCGTTTAATCAATATGATTATTGCCAGATGAGTTATTATATAACTTATAACTTGGGGCATCAGCAACCGAGTCAGAAAAAAGCTAATCTAGGAACTATATCGCACAAGGTTTTTGAAGTTTTAGCTAACTGCAAAAAGACTCTGCAAGATAATCCTAAGAAGAAAAAGTTTGTTTTTGACGATGAAGAACTTGGCAAATTCGAATTTACATACAATAAATTATATAGCATGGATTATGTTTATGAACTGTTGAATAGATCATATGTTCATTATACAACTAATACGCCTCACATTACTTATGAGGAAAGATATGATTTACCATTTTGCGAAAAAATGGTCTTAGCTGGAATTAATCATAATAACGGTCAGTATGATCCTCGTAACAGAAACATTATTCAGGCAGAGCCGGGCTTCGATCTAGTTATTGATGAACCTTGGGCGAAAATTGGCAACTACAACCTTCGTATTAAAGGCACAATCGACTTGGTTACTAAAGTAGATGATGAAACATTAGAAATAATAGATTGGAAAACCGGGCAAAGAAAAGACTGGGCTACAGGCGAAACTAAAGATCAAGATAAGCTAGAAAAAGATTTTCAACTCTTATTGTACCACTATGCAGCGGGAAAACTATTCCCTGAGTATAAATATAGATTAATGTCAATATTCTTTCTACGTGATGGCGGGCCATTTACTTTATGCTTTGAAGAAGAAGCTAAAAAATTAGTATTTGAAAAAATGCGTAAAAGAATGAACGAGATTTTAGCTAATAGAAATCCTAAGCCAATTAATCCTTGGAGAAGCGATTTTAGATGCCAAAAACTCTGTCATTACTATAAAACAAACTGGCCGGGAACCGAAACTCCTATGTGTAATTATGTAGATAACTATATTAAGTTATATGGAATAGAAAAAGCATCAAAAGAATTAAAAAATGAGTCATTTACTGTTGGCCATTATGTATCACCGGGGAGCATCAAATGATAGAAGTAGAAATAACAGACGAAATGTTAAGATTGGCTTGGGCTAAATCTATCGACATGGGTAAAATTAAAAAATCAATAACCGAAGGAGACGGAAATATTGCGGGTTTTTTGGGGGAATTGGTTGCAAACAAGGTTCTTGGTGGTACAATTCAGAACACCATGGAC